AAGTGGTCACAGGACCAAATGGTGGAGGTACTTCTAAATGAACCTGATGACTTCCTTAAAGTCCGTGAGACTTTAACAAGAATTGGAGTTGCGTCCAGGAAGGAGAAAAAACTCTATCAATCATGCCATATCTTGCACAAGCAGGGTAGGTATTTTATTGTGCATTTTAAGGAGCTCTTTGCTCTGGATGGGAAACATGCTAATCTTACAGTTAATGACGTACAGCGACGTAATCGCATTACTCGCCTTTTGGCTGATTGGGGACTTATTTCAATAGTAAAGGCAGATGCCGTTGCTGATATTGCACCACTTAATCAAATTAAAGTTCTTGCCTATAAGGATAAGGGAGAGTGGGTGTTAGAGCAGAAGTATAATATTGGTAAGAAAGGAAAGACCCAAGAAGAATAATGCTGAATACTATATTATTAATCCTTTTAGTGATTGTGAATTATACAAACTTTTATCTCACTCATATACACAAAAAAAGACCTACTTCTTTTCGGAGAGATGGGAATTTCTTGTATTCTGAAAAGTGGCGGTAAACCCCACTGCTCTTTTTTAGAATTTGTGTTATAAATAAGTATGGACGCCTTCGGGGTCTACAAAACACAAACTCGCTTTAATAAGGAGCTACTAAGATGACTAATCTAGCGCGGTATCATGCTGCAAATCTTCCAGAACTTTTTGAGAGGATTAATAGAAACAGTATAGGATTGGATGATTATCTCCATAGATTTTGGGATGATACAACTACTTCTAAACCATCATTCTATCCACCATATAATTTAGTACAAATTAACGATGTCTTATCGAAACTCGAAATCGCCCTTGCAGGGTTTAAGAAAGATGAAGTCGAAGTCTATACGGAGTTTGGGAAGTTATCTGTGGAAGGCCAAAAAGAAGAACCGAAAGATGATGGAGAATTTGTCCACAAAGGACTGGCCCAACGTTCCTTTACCAAACAATGGACGCTCTCCGACGATACAGAGGTTAGATCCGTCAGCTTTGAGGACGGACTCCTCACCGTGGAGTTAGGTAAGGTAGTTCCAGAGCATCACCAACGTAAGAATTGGTTTTAAATAAATTATTTGGGGGACTGCTTGACGGTTCCCCTTTTTCTTGGTAAAATATACAAAGGTAAATAACGAGTATGACGATTAAATTAATGCTTCTCAAATCAGGAGAGGATATTATTGCTGATGTTGCTGAGATGGCAATGGGTGAGGAGGAAAATAAGAGGGTAGTTGGATATTTTCTTAAGCAACCTTGTGTGGTTAAGATGAGGAATCCGAATCTTACTGAGGAGGATGGTAATAATAAAAAAGCAGGATTTGAAGTTTCTCTTTTCCCTTGGATGCCACTTTCTAAAGAGAAAACAATTCCAATTACTGCTGAGTGGGTAATCACTATGGTAGAACCAATAACTAAACTAAAAGAAATGTACACAGAGGACATTGTAAATTATGGCAAAGACGATCAAAATAGCAGTACTGACGAGCAAACAGATCCTGATCAGTGAGATTGAGGAGGTTCCCGCAGCAGTTCCTGGAGAACCTGATTGTAAGTTAATCAATCCGTTTGTTATTACAACTTCAGAAGAGAAGATAACAATGCAAGAAGGGGTGGCAGTATTGAAGCCATGGATGTTGAATATTACACAAGATGATGAATTTATGATTAGTTCTGATAAGATACTTACTCTTTGTGAACCAATGCCCACACTACTTGAAAAATACTTAGATCTCACTAAATAATGAAATTTTACACCAATGTTCAACTAATCGGGAACCAATTCCTGGTGAGGGGTGTTGATGGGGGAAAGAGATATGAACATAGGGATGAATTTTTTCCTACATTATTTGTTAAATCTAAAAAGAAAACTAAATATAAAACGTTAAACGGAGAACCAGTTGAAACTATTAATCCGGGAACGGTCAGGGACTGTCGTGACTTCTATAAGAAGTATGAAGATATTGAGGGATTTGAAATATATGGGAATGACCGATATGTTTACCAATACATATCGGAGAAATACCCTCAGGATGAGATCAAGTTTGACATCAGCAAGATTAAACTGGTTACTCTTGATATTGAGGTTGCGTCTGAGGAAGGATTTCCAGATGTTGAATCGTGCAATGAAGAGATCCTCGCTATTAGTATCCAGGACTATACAACAAAGCAGATCATTACTTGGGGGGTTAAACCCTTTGAGAATAACAGGAAGGATGTAACTTATCATCATTGTCCTAGTGAGTATGAACTTCTAAATCATTTTATTAATTATTGGATGCAGGATGTTCCAGATGTGATTACTGGATGGAATATTCAATTATATGATATCCCTTATATTGCTAAGCGCATTAGACGTGTGCTTGGTGAGAAGTTAATGAAGAGACTTTCTCCTTGGGGACTTGTGAGTGAAGGTGAAACTTATATTATGGGACGTAGGCATGAGGTATTTGATGTTGGTGGTGTAACTCAGTTAGATTATCTTGACCTTTATAAGAAGTTTACTTACAAAGCGCAAGAATCTTATAGACTAGATTACATTGCTGAGGTAGAATTAGGACAGAAAAAACTTGACCACTCTGAATTTGAAACCTTTAAGGATTTCTATAAGAATGGGTGGCAGAAGTTTATTGAGTATAACATTGTTGACGTTGAACTTGTTGACCGATTGGAAGACAAGATGAAACTGATTGAACTTGCTTTAACAATGGCATATGATGCGAAAGTAAATTATGTGGATGTGTTTTATCAAGTAAGGATGTGGGATAATATCATTTACAATTATCTTAAGAAACGAAATATTGTTATTCCACCAAAGAATAAAACAGCAAAAGGCGAAAAATATGCAGGCGCATACGTTAAAGAACCGAATCCTGGGCGTTATGATTGGGTGGTCAGTTTTGATCTTAACTCCTTGTATCCTCATCTTATCATGCAGTACAACATCTCACCAGAGACACTTCAGGAGATCCCACACCCTAGGGTCAGCGTTGAATCGATCCTCAGTGGAGACTTCAGTGCTGACCCTGATTTCGCTACCTGTGCAAACGGGGCTATGTTTGACAAGTCCAAGCGGGGATTCTTGCCTGAATTGATGGACAAGATGTATGGAGATCGTGTGGTCTTCAAGAAGAAGATGATTGAGGCAAAGAAAGGATATGAAAAAACTCCCACCAAGAAATTGGAAAAAGAGATTTCAAGGTGTAACAACATCCAAATGGCGAAGAAGATTGCTCTTAATAGTGCTTATGGTGCTTTAGGAAATGCATACTTTAGATATTATAAGTTAGAAAATGCAGAGGCAATCACACTGTCTGGTCAGGTCTCTATCCGCTGGATTGAGAATAAGATGAATAAGAGGATGAATAAGATTCTTAAAACGGAGGATGTAGATTATGTTATTGCTTCTGATACTGATTCTATCTACCTTCATTTGGGTCCTTTGGTTGACCGTGTATACGAAGGGAGAAAGAAAACTAATGAAGGCATTGTCACGTTCCTTAATAAGATCTGTGAGATGGAATTTGAGCCGTATATTGATAGTTCTTATGAAGAATTGGCAACCTACGTCAATGCCTACGACCAAAAAATGCAAATGAAGCGTGAGAATATTGCTGATCGTGGTATCTGGACTGCGAAGAAGCGATATATTCTTAACGTATGGGACAGTGAAGGTGTAAGATATGAAGAACCTAAGTTAAAGATTATGGGTATTGAGGCAGTTAAATCCTCTACACCTGCTCCTTGTCGTCAGATGATTAAGGATGCTCTTAAACTTATTATGAGTGGATCGGAACAGGATGTTCAGATGTTTATTGAGGATTCTAGAAAGAAGTTTAGAACTCTCCCACCAGAAGAAATATCATTCCCACGTTCTGCATCTGATGTCGTTAAGTATCGGGCACATTCCACAATATATGCCAAAGGAACTCCTATACATATACGGGGCGCTTTGTTATATAATCATTACGTTAAACAACATAAGTTGACTAATAAGTATTCTTTCATTCAGAATGGTGATAAAATTAAATTCTGTTATTTAAAGAAACCAAATATTATTCGTGAGAATATTATTTCTTTCATTCAGGATTTTCCACATGAAATTGGTCTTGACAAATATATTGATTATGACTTACAATTTGAAAAAGCCTTCTTAGAACCACTCAAAACTATTTTAGAAGCGATTGGTTGGAATGTAGAAAAAACTGTAAACCTGGAATCATTTTTTGCCTAATGGATTTACCTATTAACGACAAAGAATTAGCAACATTAGTGAGTGCAATGCGTCTTGGAGGTGATGCTGCACTATATCAAAAAATGAAAACTATTAAAGAGGTTAGGGATGAAAATCCAGATGGACCTTATAAGAAAATTTTACGTGAACAATATGGGATGGTAATTTAATGGACTTTTTGAAGGATATTGTAAAAGAAATTGGAGATGATTTTACGAAACTGGCGTCTGAGATTACTGAGGTCGAACAATTCGTGGATACAGGAAGCTATATCTTTAATGGGTTGTGTTCAGGCAGTATATTTGGGGGTGTGTCTTCTAATAAGATTACTGCCATTGCTGGAGAAAGCAGCACTGGAAAAACTTTCTTCTCTCTCGCCGTGGTTAAGAACTTTCTTGATACTAACCCCGATGCTTATGTTCTCTATTTTGACACTGAGAATAGCATTACTAGGACACTTTTAGATAGTCGTAATATTGATACTACTAGATTTGTAGTAATAAATGTAGTGACTATTGAGGAGTTTAGGCAGAAGGCACTTAAGGCAGTTGATAAATATTTACAAATGTCAGAGGATGAACGCAAACCTTGTATGTTTGTGTTAGATTCTTTAGGTATGCTTTCAACAGAGAAAGAAATTCGTGATGCATTGGATGATAAGCAAGTAAGAGATATGACCAAATCTCAACTTGTGAAGGGAGCATTTAGGATGCTTACTCTTAAACTTGGTCAAGCAAACATTCCACTAATAGTAACAAATCATACCTACGATGTCATTGGTTCTTATGTCCCTACAAAAGAAATGGGAGGAGGTTCTGGCCTCAAGTACGCAGCAAGTACAATCATTTATCTCGGAAAGAAAAAGGAAAAGGATGGAACAGAAGTCATCGGAAATATTATTAAAGCAAAGACTCATAAATCGCGGTTAAGCAAGGAGAATAAGCAGGTTGAGATACGTTTGTATTATGATGCTCGTGGTCTTGATAGATATTATGGTCTTCTTGAACTCGGTGAGATTGGCGGACTTTGGAAAAATGTAGCAGGTCGTTATGAGATTAACGGCAAGAAAGTATATGCCAAAGCAATATATAAAGATCCAGAAACATACTTTACTCCACAGGTGATGCAAGCTCTTGATGAGATTGCCCAAAAAGAATTTAGTTATGGGTAAATTTATTGATGTTATTAAAACTGGTATAGATGTAAGTAAAGTAGTAGAGCAACTTGAAGAGTACTCTGATGATTGGGGAAATCAAAGAAGAGTTGATGATGTAGAGTCCTTGCTTGATAGAGGTTATGATGATCTTCCTGTCGGCAATCTTCAACTCATAATGGGTATAATAAAGAAGAAGGATGATTTTGTAGGAGACTCTGAAATTAGTGTTCCAACATCTGCATATGGAAGGCATGATGAAATTCTAAGAATTATAGAACGGGAAATACCTGGAAGAGAACTTCATCGGTGTGGTTTTCTTTCTTTACCTGTTGATGGATATGTTGGTGCTCATATTGATGAAGGAACATATTACCATACAAGAGATAGGTTTCATATTTCTATCTTGGGTAAGTATCAATACTTTGTTGGAAATGAAAGTATTATAGTTGACCCAGGAACACTTTTATGGTTTAATAATAAGGTGCCACACGGAACCGTGAATCTTGGGGATGAACCCAGGATAACATTTGTATTTGATATGCCACATGGACAAAGTTGAGTTTTTAATTTTAAGAAATCTTATTCATAATGAAGAGTATGTCCGTAAGGTTATACCCTTTATTAAGAGTGAGTATTTTGAAGATTTCAATCAGAAGGTTATTTTTGATGAGATAACAAAGTTTGTGGAGGAGTATAATGAACCTGCCACAAAGGAAGTATTGTGTATTGAAACAGAGAAACGTAATGATATTAATGATACTTCCTTTAAAGAAATCACTCAGATAATTGGTGGTTTGGATGATGAACCTACTGAGTTTAATTGGTTAGTTGATACTACTGAGAAGTGGTGTAGAGATCGTGCCATATACATAGCATTGATGGAGTCTATTCAATTAGCTGATGGAAAAGCAGATGAGTCTAAAGGAAGAGATGCAATACCTAGCATATTATCCGATGCTCTTGCAGTATCTTTTGACACTCATATCGGGCACGATTACTTAAACGACTATGAGGAACGTTATGAGTCTTACCACAGAAAGGAAGACAAAATTGAATTTGATCTTGAATACTTCAACAAAATTACGAAAGGCGGTTTACCGAATAAGACTCTCAACATTGCTCTTGCTGGCACAGGGGTTGGAAAGTCTTTATTCATGTGCCATGTGGCAAGCAGTGCTTTGCTCCAGGGAAAAAACGTCCTCTACATCACTCTCGAAATGGCAGAGGAAAAGATTGCGGAGAGGATCGATGCTAATCTTCTTAATGTCCCAATACAGGATATAGTAGATCTTCCTAAGCAGATGTTTGATAAGAAGGTAATAAACCTTGCTAAGAAAACACAGGGAACTTTAATCATTAAAGAATACCCAACTGCATCTGCTCATTCTGGACATTTCAAAGCATTACTTCAAGAACTAGCCTTGAAAAAATCCTTCAGACCTGATATAATATTCATAGATTACTTAAATATTTGTGCCTCTTCTAGATACCGTGGAAACTCAACAGTCAACTCCTACTCTTACATTAAAGCAATTGCAGAAGAACTTCGCGGACTTGCCGTTGAAGCAAACCTTCCAATCGTATCTGCCACTCAGACTACTAGGAGTGGTTTTGGTAGTAGCGATGTTGAACTTACTGACACCAGTGAATCATTTGGACTCCCTGCTACTGCTGATCTTATGTTCGCCCTTATTTCTACGGATGACTTAGAGGGATTGAACCAGATAATGGTAAAACAATTGAAGAATCGTTATAATGATCCTACAATTTTTAAAAGATTTATGGTTGGTATTGATCGTGCGAAGATGAGATTGTATGATTGTGAGCAGTCAGCACAAGAAGATATTGTTGACAGCGGACAAGAAGAAGAGTATAATAATGATGAAAAGAAACCAAAAAAATCATTCGACGGATTTAAATTTTAATGACAAATCAAATTGATTCTAATAAGTATGTTGACTTTGTGCGTCAAACAACAAGTCCTGAAAGTCTTGACTATGCAGCACTCCTTACTCGTTTAAATAAACTTGAATTAGAAGATGACTGTAATGTATCTCAACTATTGACTGCTGCCTTTGGACTTAGTGCAGAAGCAGGTGAGTTTACTGAGGTTGTAAAAAAGATGTTCCTTCAAGGTAAACCATATACTGAAGAGAATGTTTTTCATCTAAAGCGTGAGATGGGAGACATTTGTTGGTATCTGGCACAAGCTTGTATGGCACTTGATACAGACTTTAATGAGATTATGGATATGAATGTAGATAAGTTGGGTGCTCGTTATCCAGAAGGAACATTTGATGTTTATAAATCAGAAAATCGTGTAGAGGGAGATGTATGAGTAAAAAGAATTTTAAAAAAGATAAGAAAGGGAAAGAAGAAGAGTGGTCTTGGGAAGAAACTCCTGAGGTAGTAGAAGCACTTAAAAAATTACATAGACCATTAGATATAAGAAAGGTTGCTGAAGAAGATACTTTGGAGAATTATACTCTGGGTGATAGGTGATGGATTATAAAACTGCCGGTGTAGACATTGAGGCAGGAAATGCTTTTGTAGAAAAGATTAAAAAGATTGTTCCTACTATTGGTGGGTTCAATGGTATGATGAAAGTCCCTTCCGGATATGAAAAACCAGTATTAGTTTCTGGCACTGATGGTGTTGGTACTAAATTGCACATAGCACAATTAAAAAACAATCATCCAGCACATAAAGGTGTAGGTATTGACCTTGTTGCTATGTGTGTTAATGATGTGATTACTTGTGGTGCTAAACCATTATATTTCCTTGATTATATTGCAACAGGTAAATTGGATACACTGATATTGGAAGCAGTAATAGAAGGTATTGTAGAAGGATGTAATCAGTCTGGTATGGATCTTTTGGGTGGAGAGACAGCAGAGATGCCAAGAATGTATGATGATGGTAAGTATGACCTTGCTGGATTTTGTACTGGTATTGTAGAAGCGTTTGATGTAGTTGATGGCAGCCTTATCAAACCTGGTGACAAGGTTATTGGTATTGAGAGTAGTGGTCTTCATAGTAATGGATTTAGTTTAATTAATAA